CCTCGGCGCGCACCATGCCGCGGGGGTCGCCGGGGTAGCACGCCTCGGTCTCCTTGATCGCGCTGGGCACGGTGGAGTCCTTGCGGCGCCACCGGCTGTAGATCTCGAGGAAGCCGACCATGACGCGCCCCACGTCCACGGTGCTGCTCTCGATCGTGCAGCGCGGCACGTAGTAGCTTCGCCCGTCGATGTCGAGGTCGAAGAGCATCCCCGCGAGCTCGGTGCCCCAGTCGCTGCAGTTGGGGTCCGTCTCGTCGGGGATCTGCCGGAGCCGGATCCCGTCGGTGCCGTCGTATTCCCACGGGTCGGTGCCGGTCGGGGTGGGCCAGTTCACGTAGGCCGAGAGATCGGGGTCCACGTGGACGAGCTGGATCGACTCCTCGTCGTACCGGCGCCCCAGCACGAAGGCCGACTCCACCGCTGCGCCGGGGTGGCCGGCCGAGCCTACGCCCCGCACCGAGACGACGCGGTCGGCGCCGAGCCCGAACCCGTCCACCGGAAAGGGCACGGTCGGCTCCCGCCAGCCCGCGTCCCCGTCGGCGTTCTCGCCCCGGACGGCCCTCTCGGCCAGCAGGACGCCCTGGCCGGGCTCCTGGCCGGCGTCGTGCTCGACAACCTGGACGCGCTGGTGATCGTCCGTGGCGACCGCGGGGGCCACGTCCACGGCGGCCTGCGAGCTGGTCTCCGTGCTGCCCACGCTGATCTGGGCGGGCTCCGACACGCCCACGCCGTCGGAGGTGCCGTGGTCGATGTGGTCGGCGGTCTTCCAGTCCTGCAGCCGGCCGTTCTTGCCCTTGGAGAGCACCCGGAAGCGCCATGCCCCGTCCTCGACCGTGACGACGAAGTGCCGCGCGAAGGCCCCGGCCGTGGCGAGCCGCTCGCCAAGGTCGGACGGAGCGTCCTTCGACCCCCAGAGCTCCCAGCCGCCGAGGTTGTCGTCGGGGTTCTCCACGGCGAAGTCGATGCGCTTCGATACCTTCGCCATCAGCCGCTCCCGAACACGAGGTTGATGTCCTTCTTCGTCGTCGTGACCTTCAGGTTGGTCGCCTTGGCGGCCGACGCGCCGGGAGCGGGCTTCGATGCAGCGACGCTCGCCTCGTACGTGGGCTTCAGCTTCACCGAGAACGTGCTCGTGACGGGGTCGCCCGCGTACACGTTCGGGTCGTACTCCCGGGCCGTGAGCGTGCCGCGTTCGGCCGACGCCACCGTGATGGCGTAGGGCTTCGCGTACTTCGCCGACCACTGGTGGTAGTCGTCGTACAGGGACGCGAGGTCCTCCATCGGGAGCAGGTCCCAGTCTCCCGGGCCGATGTCCCACTCGACGAAGAGGGGCGTCAGCGTGTTGAGGTTCGATCGGAACCGCGCCTCGCGCTTCGCCTGCGTGGCGTGGATGATGGCGGGCATGTCGATCTGCTCGGGGTTCGACGGCTCCGGGCTCTCGGGGAAGGTGTACGTCTTCTCCCGGTAGTCCTCGGCGGCGTCGCGGTAGCGCACCGTCGCGCCGTCATACCGCTTGTCGTCGGGGGGCGAGACCAGCCGGAACGAGGGGCGGCCCTGCTGGTCGTGCAGCACGTTGCGGCGGTTCGTCGTGACCTTGCGGGCGTCGAAGATGCGCGGCGTGCCCACGAAGGCCACGTCCTGGGCGGCCCGGATGAGCCCGCCGTGCTCGTAAAGGTGGCCCCGGCAGGCCTTCAGGATGTTCTCGACGTGCTCCTCGACGGTGGCCTCGAAGTCCATGAGGTAGTTGCACCGCCACGTCTTTTCCGCGGGTCCGCCGCCCACCGCGACCGTGGTGTCGCAGGCGTCCATGCGGGCCCGCCACGTCCCGCCGATCCCGTCGTCGATCATGGTCGAGGGGATGTCCCCGCCGCCCAGCGCGGCCGTGAGCAGGACGGCGCGGGCGTTCACGAAGGGGTTGTCGCTCGGCGCCGTCGTGCCGGTGCGCGGGTCGTACACCTTCAGGCCCGGGCTCAGCCACTCGATGGTGGGGATGGAGCCGCCGAGCGAGTCCGTGACCACGCCCTCCAGCGCCACGAGCTGGATGCCCGCGTACGACCGTTCATCCTCGGTGATCTCCACGATGCTCGTGAAGGTGGGCTCGGCGAACCGCTTGCCGTTCTCGTTGTCCAGCACGCCCGAGACGCGCACGCGGTACTTGCCGGCCGCGGGGAAACGGAACTCGATCTGCCTGCGCACAGGGGCCGTGGACTCGGCCCGCGTGTAGAAGTACCCCTTCACGAAGCTGGGATACGAGCCGAGCCCGCTGACGCCGTTGACCCAGTCCGGGTTGTTCTCCTTCTGGAGATCCGCGGGCTTCCACGGGTTCAGGACGGTGTCCGTCGCCTTCGTGGCGTCGTTGTACTCCACCTTCACGCCCGCGTAGACGCCCGCGATCGCGCCCGTCCCCTTGATCCGGTAGAGCCCGTTCGCCCACGTCAGCAGGATGTGCACCTCCGTCCCCGTGGCGCGCATCTCGTGGGTGTGGGACGTGGGCGGGTTCGTGTTCGGGGCGCCCTGGAGCAGCACTCCCACGTCGTAGGGCGAGCCCAGCTTCTCGAAGCCCTTGATGGCCGACTGCGTCAGCGAGCCGGGCCGCGTCGTGATCTTCATGTCGGGGAAGTCGTCCTTCCCGACCTTCGCGCCCTCGATGCGGAGCCGCTGGTCCGCCCGGATCTGCGCCTCGTTCCCGACGCTCGCCACCTCGCCGCCCGCCGTGGCCGCGTAGAGCAGGCTGAAGCTCTGCGCGTCGCCCCGCGTCTTCGTGACCACGCTGATGAGCGCGGGCGTCACGAGGTATTCGAGGCCCAGCACCACCGGGAGCACCGATCCCTCCCGGTAGTTGTTCGTGAGACGGTCGAAGCCCGGGATGGCGTTCGGGTTGCCACGGCTGGGCTTCGGCGTGAAGGCGAGCTGCAGCCCGATCCCCACCGCCGTGATGATGAGGGGGATCACGAAGGGCGCGAGAGCGAGGATCAGGGTGAGCGCGATCATCGTACCGGCAGCCCCGGGAAGCGGGACCGCGTCACCTTCACGGTGGGGCCGCGCTTCCGCATCAGCGCCCGGAAGCTGCCGACGTGCAGGACCAGCTCGTGGTCGGCGAACTCGAACGCCTCCACGAACAGGTGCTGCGTCACGGCGTGCTCGAGGCTGCCCAGGTGGTCCGCGTCGGCCCGGAAGACCCAGAGGGACCGCTGGTTCCAGTCGGACGCCAGCGCCCGCCAGTACCGGTCCCCGTCGCCGAGCACGATGTCGAAGCCCGTGTCCTCGCCCGTGGCGTCGAGCTTCACCTGGCCGCGGAACTCCATCGGCCGGGGGTTGAACGTCTCCGCGCCGGCCGAGGGGAACACGATGGGGCGGTTGAAGTTGGTGACGGGCTTGTACAGGGTCGCGCTGTAGTAGACGCGGGCCAGCCACACCGGGCGCTGGGTGCGGGTGGCGGCGTTCTCCTTCAGGGCGTCCGCGTACGTCGTGGACATCGCCCCGGACGTGGCGTCGGTGCGGCTCAAACCGCGACCTCCTCGATATTGAGGTCGCCCTCGAAGCGGGGGCCGACCGTGCTGATGCGGCGCCAGCGGGGGCGACGGGCGCGGCAGAGCCGGTAGAACTCGTAGTCCGCGTCCACGGTCGATGCGTCCGAGACGCCGCTCGCCAGGATGAACTCCCGCAGGTCCACGTCCACGCTGGAGACCGTGACGGGGGAGCCGCCGACGCGGACCACGTACGTGCTGGATACGCCGGTGGGGTAGTCGCCCCCCTCGTCGCCGTCCCGCGGGATGCGCCAGCGGGTGACGCTGCCGCCGCTCGTGACGGGCTCAAGGGTGATGGCCGTCCGGGCGTAGTCGTCGGTGTCCTTGTACAGGAACCGCCGGTTGGCACGGAGGAAGGCGTCGATGGTCTGGGCGCCCGAGCGGTCGCGGCGGAAGGTGACGCGCCAGAGGCGGAAATCCCGGTCGGACAGCTCGAAAAGCTGCTCGTCGTGGTATCCGCCGTAGCGGTTCACGAGTACGGGCCGGTCATCCTCGTGCTCGTCGCCGAGGAGGCCGACTTCGGTGAAGACCTGGAGCGCCATGCCCGGGGGCCATGGTGGGCCACCGTCGGGGCTACGCTACCCGCCGAAGAGGCGCCGCCCCTTCGAGGACCGTGCCACCACGGCGAGCCCCTCCAGCAGCCGCTCCGCGAAGGCGTTCGGGTCGCTCGCGTCGGCGCCGGTCACGGTGATGTTCACGCCGCCGAAGCTGACGCCCCCGCCCGACACCTTCGCCGCCTTCACCGGCTCCACCGTCGTGATGCCGTCCCGCTCGCTCACCTGCTCCCGGTTCGCACCCTCGCCCGCCACGAACAGGCCGCCTCCCTGCGTCACGAACGAGCCGCCGTGCGCGAAGAACCGGATCCCCTGCGGGAAGAGAGCACCGCCGCCGATGCCGCCGAGGAGCTGGAAGAGCAGCGCGTTCGTGCCGAGGCTCGCGAGCTGGGAACCGATGTTGCCGAGGAAGTCCGTGAAGACGCGGCCCGCCTTGTCCTTGCCCTCCCGGATGCCCGTCACGAGGCCGTCGGCCAGCGTGTCGGCGAGCTGGGGGCCTAGGGTGCGGGTGAACCGCTCGGCCTCGCTGACCGGCAGCAGCTCGCGCTTGCGGGCGCCCGCGTTCTCCTGCAGCGCGTCCTCCAGCTGCTTGCGCCGCTCGTCGCTGATGCCGAACTCCGCGTCCAGAAGCTCCCTGCGGGCGCGGGCGATGTCCTGGTCGATGGCGAGCTCGGCCCGCTTGATGGGGTCGCGCTCGCGCAGCAGGAGGTTCTGGCGCTCCACGTCCCGGATGAACTCCTGCGCGCGGATGTCCTGACGGGCCGTGCCCTCGCCGCGGAGCGCCGCCACGAACCGCTGGATCGTCTCGTCTCGGCGGCCCTGCCCGGAGGAGAGGCCGAGCTGCTTCTCCAGCTTCGCCACGACGTTGTCGATCTCGGCGCTCCAGAGCTGGTACTCGGTGCGGGCCTCGGCGATGCGCTCGCGCTGCTTGGACTCCAGGTCAAGTGCTTCCCGGATCTTGCTGAGGCGGAGGTCGTGGAGATTTCCCTCCGCGCCAAACCCACGTTCGGCCTCGTCCCTTAGCTGCTCGTACTCAAAGCGAAGCTGCTCCAGCTTGTTGATTTCCCCGAGGTCGCGCGGGTTGGCAAACCCCTCGGGCGTGCGGAGGCGCGCCAGCCTGCGCTCCACGGAGGCGATCATGCCTTCGGCGAACTCCAGCTTTTCGCCGAACTCCGATACGCCGCTGGCGTCCTTGAGCTGCTTCTCCGCGGCGTCCGCCGCCTGCCGGAGGCTGTCCAGCTCGAACTTGAACGCCTTGGTGGCGATCTCGGCCTCGTTCTCGCGACTCGACAGGATGCCGATGCCCGCGCCGAGCAGCGCGATACCGCCCCCGATGGGACCTCCCGCCGCGAAGGAGCCGAGCACCGCAGTCCCGAGCGCCAGCCAGGAGCGTTCCTGCGCGGCGACGCCCGCCGTCACAGCCCCGATGGCCCCGCTCATCGCCGTGGCCGCACGCGCAAGGTGCTGGGACGTGCCCTTCACCGCCGAGTCGATGCGCTGGGTGGTCGATACCCACTTGTTGCCCGTCTGGGTGGCCGCATTCTGGGCCTGCGTGGCGTCCACCTCGGCGATGAGTCGAATACGGTTGTCGGCCATCGTGTAGGCTCCGGGGCGTGGGTGAGTTGATTTACCTCGTGCTGGCAATCTTCGGGCTGTGCCTCTACTACGCAATCACAGCGGAGGCAGTGGCGCGCGGCATGGCGCTGGCGCGCGACAGGGAAGAGGGGCGCGACACGACAAGCCCGCTCGCCATCATAGGGGCCGCGCTTCTGCTTCTCGCGGCGGTACTCGGAATCCTCAAGTACCACGGGGCGTTCTGAGCGCCCGCGCGAACTCCTCGCCCTGGCTCGACAGGACCCGCTCCACCATCACCCACAGCGTCTGCTCCTCCGCGGCATCGAGGCCCAGCGGCTCCACCAGCGTGAGACGCGCCGCGTCCCAGCCCAGCAGACGCACACGCGCCGCGACCCGGATCGCCCGCTGCGTCGCGTGCGCCGGGAACACGTACCCCGCTTCCCTGAGCGCCGAGACTTCCGCGTCCCAGTCGAAGTCCGCCTCCCAGTCCTCCGACTCCGGGTCCGCGTTCGCACGCTTGGTCAGCTCGGCGAGGGGGTCCGGTCCTCCGCCTTCCCCTTGCCGGAGGACCTCCGTGAGTTTCCCAGCTTCTCCGCCTCCTCGAAGACGGCCACCAGGGCCGTGCCGCGGATCAGCTCGAGGACGCCGCGGGGAAGGTGGGACGCGACGTAGGGCACCGCCTTCGCCTCGTACCGCAGCTCGCCGCCGTCGCCGTTGAGCAGGTCCGACCACCCGGGCCTATCCGGCGGCCGGCGCTCGTCGCCGAGCGCGTACTCCAGCACGGCGAGGTCCAGCTTCTCCCCGTCCACCGTGCCGTTCTCGGTGCAGCGGCGCACCAGGTCGCGGTACACCTCGGGGAGGATCTTGCGGGGGCGGAAGGTGGTGAAGGGGGAGTCGTCATCGGTGTCGCCGAGCTTCACCTCGGCGAACTCCACCTCGCGGAACAGGCGAAGTCTCATGGCCCAGATGCTACTACGCCAGTACGTCGGCCGTGAGCTCGTTCACCACGTCCACCGTCAGCGCCTCGTCGTATCCCGTCGGGAACCCCGTGGGCACCGAACCGCCCTTGTGGAGCGTGAAGTCCACGGAGAACGGCACGCGCCCGGGCTGCGTGATCGGGAGCGGCGCCGACGTGACGAGCAGCCGCGGCATGAAGAGACGCATCTCGTAGTTGCCACCGCCCAGCGACGGACCCGTGAACGTGTAGTCCAGCTTGAGCGGCGTCGCGTTGTCCTTCGCGTCCCGCAGGAGATCGAACAGCGTCCCGTCGGCGCCGTAGAAGTCGAGCTTCAGCGTGAGGTCCGCGAACCCGCCCGGGGCAGGGTCGATCGGTACGCCGTTCTGCTGGAAGTCGAGGTCCCCGTAGTTGCGGTTCACGTTCAGCGTGAAGGCCCGGAAGTAGTTGAGCGCGTCGCCGGAGCCCAGCGCGCCGCCGCTCGACGCGTTCACGCGGAGGACGCCCGCCCGGAACAGGACATGGCGGCCCCCGCCCGCGGCCGGGCTGTTCGCGTAGCTCCACGCGCTGGGATCGTCGGCCCGCGTCACCACGCCGCCGCGACAGCCCCACGTCGCCTCCAGCCGGTTGCCCACGCTGCCCGTGAGGGAAAGCTGGGCCACCTTGGAGGCGGCCACCTTGAGCGCCTTCGTGGCGCCCACGTCGCCGTGCATCCCGTAGGTGAAGTAGAGACCCGCCGCGCTCGGCTGCCACGCGAACGTGTGCCGGTAGCGAAACGACGCCTCCACCTCGGCCGGCGTGCCCGCGGAGCCCATGAAGGTCGCCCAGAGGAGCAGCGCCTGCCGGTAGTCCACGAGGGTGACGATGTCGCCGTCGGCCTTCGTCTCGATCAGGTCGTGGTCGAGCCGTTCCGCCGTCTCGGCAAGGGTGTCGTTGGGGAGGACGCCCGGCTCCCCGCCGAAACTCGTGGACTTGATGGGGAGGCGGTGTCCCGAGCCGAGGGTCGCCGCGGCGGGCCAGGTGCCCCCCTTGGCGATGGCGACCTTGGCGTTGGTGGTGAGCGCGAGGGCCATGCGCCTATCACCGCTTGCGCGGGGCGCTACTCAACCCGGGCTATACTGTCAGGCTGGAGGCAGCGCGAATGCCCCGCTCGGAAAACTCTCCGCGGGGATGGGCACCGCGGCGCGCAGCCGGGCCAAACAGGGGCGGAGTCGTCGCGAAGGCTCCGCCCCACTTACCCCGGACCGTCCCACTCACCATCACAGTCTCCATCCCGTGGCGTGGCAGCGACCATGAGGACCAGGGCTCCGACGACGAGCGCAGCCACGATTAGGCTCATGGGGGGCTAGGTGTGCACCGTGTCCAGCAGGTGGAACCGGAGCCGTGCCCGGTAGACCGCGTGCCCGCTCTCGATCGTCACCGGGTCGCCGGGAGACTCCACCGCCTCGATGCCCCGCGCATCGATCTGCGGCAGCGCCGAGGACAGCGCCACCAGCACGGCCGCGTACCGGTCCACGAACTCCGCGAAGGTGTCCTCCGCCTCGTCGAAGGCCCAGACGGCGAGCACCTCCACGTCTAGCTCCGGCTGGGAGTCCAGCCCGGCGAACGGCAGGGACGGGCCGTAGAACACCACCCACCGCTGCAAGGCCCCCTCGGCCCCCAGCGTCGCCTCGTAAAGCTCCCGGTCGTTCGGGAGGCCCGGGCGGGCCACGACGTTGTAGACGCCCGCCACGCCCTCCAGGGCGCCCGTGACGGCGGCGATGGTGGTGGGGAGGCTCATCGGGCGAGGACCCTCGCGGCGTGGGTGGCGAAGATGGCAGCGGCGCGGCCCTGCGAGAACAGGTCCGCCGTGCGCCTGAACGGCGCGAGCCCGGGCGTCCCCTTCCGACCGATGCTCCGGGCCACCACGAAGGCGAAGTCCTTGCGGAACCTGTCGAGCTTCGCCGTGGGGTGCTGGGCCTTGTGCTGGTTGAAGGCCGCCTCGGTCAGAGCACGGCCCTTGTCGGTGCGCCGCAGCCAGTCGTGGATTGGCTGCACCGGCGGCATCCGGCGGCCCGGGGTGCGCTGCTCCTCGATCACGGGCCAGTAGTCCGCCGCCGGCGGCTGGGACACCACCTCGAGCGTGCCGCGGACGCCCGAGACCACGGGGGCGAGCGCCGTCACGGAGGCCCGGGCAATGCCACGGTCGATCCTGCCCCGGTAGCCGCGCACGTCCCGGTCCTCCCGGAGGATGCGTCGCGCCTCGCCCACGGCCTCGCGGCCGATCTGGTTGAGCGCGTCCGTGGCGACCCGCTGGAACGCCGCCTGCGAGCCCTGCGCCGTCAGGATGGCCGGGAGGCGGATCGTGACCCTACCCATAGCCGCGGCGGAAGATGCGGTCCTGGCCGGTGTTGACCTGGCCGCGGCGGAACCCCTTGCGCTCCCGGCGGATCTCCCGGCGGTAGAGCGCGAGGTAGTGGTCCCGGCGCGTCTCGTAGGCCTGCGCCGCGGCGAGCCCGTCGAAGCTCGTCGTGCCCTGCCGCACGGCCTTGCTGTATTCCGCAGCCAGCGCGCCGCACTTGAGAGCCGCGGCGCTCCACACCACGGCAAGCTGGTGGTTGAGCCGCACCTCGTTCGTCGAGCCGTCCACCTTCCAGACACGGGGCCAGCGCACCCGGTACTGGTTCGGGGTCGCCGGGGGGGCCGACGCGAAGACGAGGTAGAGCTTGTGCGCCCCCGAGACGGTGCGCGCCTCGATGCGGTACAGGTCCTCGTCGTTGCGAAGGAAGACCGGGATGTCCTGCGGCGCGGAGCTGGCGAGCTCCTCCACGGTGATGCGGGAGCGGCGCGCTTCGCTGAACCCGAAGGACCAGTCCGCGAAGGGCTCGGCCGTCTTGCCCAGCTCCCACTCCGTCGTCGAGTCGTCCCCGATGTCGCTCGTGATCATCAGGGGCACGTCGTCGCTGAACAGGCGGAGGGCCTGCAGGATGAAGTCCACGTCGGACTTCGGGGCGCGCTGGTCCGAGACTTCCGCCTTGAGGGCGGCGGCGTAGCCGGACACGTCGGCAAAGGGGGGCTGCAGCTTGCTCATGGCGCGAAAGGGGGCGAGCCGAAGCCCGCCCCCTGCTTTTCACGTGGAACGGGCCTACTCCACCGGCACCACGTAGACGTGGGCACCGATGCCGTCCGCGGTCGGGGACGAGCCGCCCGCGATGTCGATGAACAGTTGCAGGCGCTGGCCCGCCGGGATCGTCAGGGCCGCTTCCGTCGTCGCCAGCGTCGCCAGGACGCCGCCCGCGACCCGCGTGGACGAATCCACCACGGCCATCGCCGAGCAGAGGTTCACGTTCGTCGTCCCGTCGGACTTCCGCACCGTGAGGTCGATGTCGGTGTGCGGGGTCGAGCCGCCCGTCGCCCAGACGTAGCCGACGATGGCCACGACGCGGCACTTGAACGGGACCACCACGTCGCACGACGCCCCGAAGGCAAGGTCGGCGGCGACCTGGCGAGGCTCGTGCAGGTGGATGCACACCCGCGGCACGCCAGCGCGGGGGAGGTTTGTGTTGATGGCCATGGATTCTCGATCTCCCTGCCGCTACGTGGCGGCGTCGTTGCCGTAGATGCCCAGCGGGTCCACCGCGGCGACCGCGTAGACGTGCCGGATCTTCAGTTCGATGGAGTCGCGCGTGAACATCGAGCCGAACCGCTCGTCGTCCGCGACGAAGATCTCCGGGTTCTCGTTGCCGTTCAGGAACCCGACGCGGATGACCTCGGCCTGCGCCGGGTCCGCCACGAGGTACCAGTCCGTCGTGTTCGAGGTGCCGTAGTCGATGATCGGGTCCGGCACCGCGAGCCCGAGCACACGGGCGATGGCCTCGGGCATGTCCGTGCCCGTGACGCCGCCCTTGAGGGCCTGCGAGACGTAGGCGAACGCCTCCAGCTTCTCGAAGGGGATGATGCAGTACCGCGGCCGGACGCCCTTCTTCTGGCCCGAGCCGCCCGTGCCCTTCATCATCGCCGTGACGCTGTTGATGAAGTTGGTCTTGCCCGTCGCGTCCGCCGTGAGCGCCGCCGTCCCCTCGTTCACCGGGGAGCGGCCCGAGCTGGTGAGCGACAGGGAGTCGCTCATGGTCGGCTGCGTGGCGTCCCGGATCTGCGAAAGGACCGCGTCGAAGATGGTCTCCGCTGCGGCGAGCCCGAGCTTGCGGACCATGTCCTGCCACACGCCCAGGTCGTCGTTGATCATGTCCTCCCAGGCGATCGTCTCGGTGCCGCCCTTCTTGGCGAGGGCGATGGTCTCCTGCTTGTCCGTCGGCGTGGTCAGCGCCAGGTACGGGGCCTTCTTGGCCACGTCCGGGAGGAACCCGTAGTAGCCCGTGTTGATGACCTTGTGGCTCCGGAAGTCGCCGAACGAGGCGATCCGCACCAGCTTGCGCCAGGACTGGTAGTCGGCGAACCCGACGTACTCCGCCAGAAACGCGCGGTTCAGGGCGTCCGCGTACACCTGGTCGAAGTTGGTGTCGTCCACCGCCTCCCGGACGCGCCGGCGATCCGCGCTCGGGCCGGTGAGCATGTCGTGCTTGATGCCGAAGAACGCCTCGTTGAACCGACGAAGGCTGAACCCGATGTTGTCGAGGCCCGTCTTGGGCCTCTCGACGCGCGACGGGGAGAACATGTGCGCGAGGATGTCCCGCGCGTTGTCCGCGGACTCCCGGACCACGGCCACGCCCGCGGCGCGGCTGCGGTCGATGTAGGAGTCGAGGTACTCCTGCTCCTCCTTCGCGAACCTGTCGGCCTCCTCCTCCGATTCGAGGATGCGGGCGCCGAGACGCAGGCCGATCATGGCCGTGGACTTCGCGTCCAGCTTGCGGGACTCGCACGCCCGCTGCAGGAGCGTCTTCGAGCGGTCCCGGCGGGCCTTCTCGGTCTCCTTCTCGGCCTTCTCGCGGGCTTCGCGGAGGCGGGCCAGCTCGGCCTCGACGGAGGCCGCGGCCCCGTTCGGGCGGCTCTCCTTGATCGGCTCGGACTTGCCGCCCTCGTCTTCCTCCTCCTCGCCGCCCTCGCCCATCAGGGCCTTCACGGCGGCCAGCGCGGATTCGAGGTGCTCCTTGACCTTCTCCGGGCCGACCTTCTTCAGCTTCTCCACGTCCTCGCCGATGAACGACGCGAGCGACGCGATCTCCTGCTCGACCGGGGGCTCCTCGACGCCCATCATCTCCTTCAGGCGACGGGCCATGGAGGTGACGATCGCCTTCTCCGTGTCGCTCTTGCTGAGCCCCTCGGTGAGGCGCGGCCACCGCTTCTTCAGGTTGTCCAGGAACGTCATCGGTTCTGCCCTCCTATGGGCGTGGGGGATGGATCGTGAAGCGGCGATACGGTGGCCGATCTGGCCTCCGGCCGCGGGATGGCTGACGATGTCCACGCTGGAGACGTGCTCGAAGTAGAGGACCGTGCCGTCGGGCGTCATGGGGCCGAGGGCATCGATCGAGAGGCCGATCAGGTCGAGGCGGCCCTGCGCCTCAAGCGCCTCCAGGTGGCGCTGGATCGCGTCGGCGAACGGGTTGCCATCCATCAGGACGATGTCCCCGACGATGGCCTTGTCCGCCTCGCTCCAGCGCGCGTTCTCGGTCCAGCCCACCATGTTGAGCGGGCTCTTGCCCTGAAGCTCCTCCGGGCCTACGTGGTCGAACACGATCGGGCGGCCCTTGGAGTCCAGCAGCGGGAAGGAGTTGACCGGCCTCGGCGCAAGCTGCCCCTTTGCGGCGGCCTCCCGCAGCATCTCTTCCGTGAAGTTGCGGGGGTTCTTGCTCTGCCCGGCCTTGATGAAAAGACCGGGCCACTTCCGACCCGAACGGCCGTCGGACGCGAGGAGCCTGCCCGTGAAAACGGTCACGGCCCCAACGGTGCGGCGGGGCCGGGGCTACTCAACCCCCGCTATTTGCGCTTGGACTTCCGCGCCTTCCGCTTCGGCTCGGGCTCGGGGCCGTCCTCCTCCGGCTCGGGCTCCGGCTCGGGCAGCGCCAGCGCGGTGCGTACCGCCGAGACGTACTCCGACGGGGCGCCCTTCACCGCCGCGAGCACGTCGTCTTTCGACTCCGCCCAGCGGTTCTCCCCGGCCACGCCGACCACCCAGCCGGGGCCGGGGTGGCTCCTGTTCGCGGCCATGTCGCTGTAGGTCTGCCCGGCCGGGAACCGGACCAGCCGGTACAACCGGCCGTCGTGGCTCTGCTCGATGAGGCTCTGCGGCTTCTCGTGGCTCATGCGGCCATCCTCCTGCGCCGCTTCTCCGCGGCCTTCTCGGGGTCCTTCTCCGTGTAGGGCTGCACCGCCCTGGACCGCGGCACGTACTCCACGGTGCACCGGCACTGGATCGAAAGCTCGGGCGGGAGCGACGGGTCGGCGGGGCCGTTGGCGGGGAACCCCGTGCCGCCGGGCGGCGTGGACGCCGTCGCGCCCTGCCCGACGTTGAACAGCTCGTCGAGCTCGCGCTCCTGTCCGTCGATCAGGGCGTGCTCCTCCCGGACCCGGGTGTCCCCGGCGGTGCGCCACACCTTAATCACCTGGTCGGCCACGTGGGTCTGCGCGAGCTTCTCCGTCGTCGCCGCCTCGGCCTGCGAGTAGGCCCGGATCGTCTCGGTGCGGACGATGCGCTCGATGCGCGCCATGGTCACGTTGCCGCCGAAGGCGTCGCTCACGGCCTTCTGGAGGTCCCGGTACGACAGCGCGCCGGCCGCGGCCTGCTGCACCGCCATGTTGACCTTCTGGCGCACCACCGAGAGCACGTCCTTGATCTGCGTGCCCGCGAAGTCCTGCACGAACGCCAGCACCTTCTCATCGACGCCGATGAGCTGCTGAGAGCCGAGCGCCTGCTGCACCTCCGACGTGGCCTGCATCGCCGCGGCGCGCATCTGCTCGCCAGCGAGCGACAGGGCCTCGCTTTCGAGCCGCGCGATGGCGTCGTCCAGCGCCGCGGCCTTCTGCTGCGCGAGGAATCGGTCGTAATCGGTCGGCGAAAGGCCCGCCGGGTCGATGTCCGCGAGCAGGGCGTCCATGAGGCCCGACTTCGTGCGGTGCAGGAGCGCGGCGATCTCCGCGGCGTTCCGGTCGCCCGTCTTCTTGCCCAGCGGCATTACGTCGCGCTCGGCTTCTCCCGCACGTCGAGGCGGCCGATGGTCACGAGGCGCACGTCGTCGGGCGTGGGCGCCGTGTCCTGGTACTCGATCTCGAAGTCGTACAGGCCCGGGAGGAAGTCGCCCGCGTTCCCCGTGACGGTGTTCGCCACGAAGAACGTAACCACGCCGTTCGCGCCGTCCGTCTTCTCGCCCTCGCCGCCGGTCAGCACGTTGCGCGTCACGTCCGTGCCGTCGCCCATGATCGCGTTGATGCGGAGCACGGCGGTTTTCGTGCCCGCGCTCAGGTCGATGGGGGAGCCGTAGGGCAGGGACGCCGTCTTGACGCCGTCGTACAGGGTGAGGCGCGGCTTGAAGGACTCGCCGCGGTACAGGACCAGCGGCTCCTCGATGACGACGGGGCCGACGAGCTGGGTCACGCCCCCGACGATGAAGCGGCCCCGTGGCTACACAATCCCCGCGACGGACTTGGTGTCGAGCACGCCCCGGGCCGGATGGTAGAGCACGAGGACGCCGGCGACGCCAACGGTGCGGCCCGCGTCCTCGCTCGGTACCACGAGTGCCCCCTGAACAACGACGAAGTTGGCCGTAATGGTGTTGCCGGCCATCGTCGTCGAGACGCCGGCCAGCCCGCCCTGCACGACGGTCAGCCCCGCCGCGATCGTCGTGCCGGCCATCGGCCCCGTGCCAGGGGCGAAGGCGCCGGGGCTGACCGTGATCGGCGCGGCCAGCGTGCTCCCCGCGATCGTCTGCGCGCCGGCAGCGAGGCCGCCCGCGACCACCACGAAGGGCGCGTCGAGGGTGCTCCCCGCGAGAGTGGCATTGCCCCCGGCGAAGGCCCCGGACACGACCACCAGGGGGGCGTTCAGGATGTTCCCGGCGAGGCTCTGCGCGCCCGTGGCGTCGAGGGCGCCGTTGACCACGACCATCGGGGCGTCGAGCGTCGTTCCGCCCAGCGTGGCGTTGCCCGCCTGGAATGCGCCGTTCACCACGGCGATCGGTGCGTCGAGGGTGTTTCCGGCGAGGGCGACGTTGCCCGCAACGAGCGCGCCCGTCTGGACGGCCATCGGGGCATCCACGGTGTTGCCCGCGAGGTTGGCGTTTCCGGCCACGAGGGCGCCGCCCTGCACGCTCATGGGTGCATTGATCGTGTTGCCCGCGATCGCTGCGCCACCGCCCACCAGCGCGCCCGCCTGGACGCTGATGGGGGCGCTGATCGTGTTCCCCGTGAGGCTCTGTGCCCCGGCCGTCGGGATGAAGACGGCGGGGAAAAGCGCCACGGTGGGGTCGAGGAAGGTCCACGGTTCCGAGGTGATGCGGGCCACCTCGGCCTGGGAGCACGCCTTCGCGACCACGCAGACCAGGGGGCACGTGCCCGCGGGGCCGCCCGAGATGTTCGCGCTCTGGCTCGACAGGAACAGGTTCGCTTCGAGCGCGTTCCACAGCACGTCCGCGTTGGTCGAGAAGGTGGTCGCGCCGATCCGGACCCCGTCCCTGTAGAAGTAGGCGTTGCCCTGTTCGCGCACCGCGACGTAGCAGTGCAGGGTGCTGTCCGCGAGATAGAAGCTGGAGACGGTTCCGCTGTCGTTCTGGGTCGGCCCTGCGCTGGCGTATTGGATCCCCCCCTCGTTGCCTGCGCCAGCGGTGAATCCAAGCGACCTGTACGGGCTGCTCCATGAGCCCAGCGCATAGGGGAACGAGAGCAGCGTGGTGAAGGCCGACGCCAGGGACGTGAGCCTGGCCCACACGACGATGGTGAAGTCCCGCGTGACGAGGCGCAGCGCACCGAGGTTGGACCAGTAGACGCCGTTGCTGCTGTTGGCCGTGTCCTTGCGGATCCCCGTGCCGATGGCGGTCGCCACGTCCCGGGTGTGATCCGCCTCGATCGTGGCGATCCTCCCCGACACGAGGTCATCGAGACGCCCCAGTCCGGGGGCCGCGCAGAACACGACGTGCCGCCCGATCGGGTGGTCGCGGTTCAGGAGGAGGTCGTGGGGGCGGACGCGCTGGGTCGGAAGCGTGAGCAGCACGGCATCAGCTCAGCGTGGCCAGGCGGTAGGCCATGTCCGCGCTCGCGAGGGTGTCCGTGGTGCCGCTCCGCTTCACGCCGATGCGGTAGCGGTAGACGCCGAAGAGCCGGAAGCTCACCTTGTTGGGGTCCGGGCTGTTCTCCAGCGTGAACTGCATGATGGGGGTGTCGTCCCAGTTCTCCGAAGAAGCGTCGAGGGTGCCGTACACGCTCACGATGGCGCGATCCGTCGGCGTGGCGGGGAAGTCCACCTCCACCTCGACGTGGGCGACCTCGTTCGCCGCGGGTCCGATGATCGTCGTGAAGAACTGCTCCGTCGTGATCGACGTAAGCTGTGTGGCCGTGGTCTTGGAGCTGCTCCACCCTACCGCCATGTCACGCCTCGTTGAGCCTCTGGCCCAGCCAGCGGTTTCGGCTTGCGTACTCCGTGGCGAAGGCAGCCTTGCGCGACGCGTACATCTCGCGCGCCCGGGCCGCCAGCTGGGGGTTCGTCATGCCGGGCGAGGTCTGGAAGTCGATGGCCTCCCAGGCAAGCGTCCCGTCGTCGATCGCGTCCTTCTCCGCCTGGCTCAGGATCGCCTGCGCGTGCGCGGGGAGGGACGCGGAGGCCTTCTCCACGATGTTCGCCCCGCCCGCCTGCGCGGGAGACGCGATGGGGAACAGGAACAGCAGCGTGTAGCTGCCGTTGTTCCCCTGGAGTGCCGTGATTTCGTTCGCCACCGGCCTACTCCTCCCGGCAGCGCAGCGCGAACCCCTTGCACTTGCCGTGGCCGGGCTTCGGCTTGCCCTCCCAGTCCCCCTTCACCGACTCGATGACGACGTTGGCGCCGAGGCCGAAGAGCTCGCGCGCCTGCGCGTCCGTCAGCAGCACGTCGATCACCATGTCGTCGAGACGCTGGCCCGCGTAGGCCTTCATGAACTTGTCGAGCAGGCCCGGGTTCTCCCGCATCGCCTTCACGCTGCCCAGGTCCATGAGCCGCAGCTTCGGGCGACGCTCGCCCGTCGCGACCGGCCGCCTCGCGAACCAGACGCGGACTCCGTTGCGCTGCCCGTGGAAGTACCGGGCGCGGACGAATTTGAAGCCCTCGGGCAGATGCGCCTCCAGCTTCCTGACGGCCTCGCCGGCCGGGACGTATGCACGCTTTCCCATGGCACCCCTCAGAAGTTGATCATTCCCTCGGCCGCCACCTGGTAGGTGATGGTCCCGCCGTTCGTCGGCGTGTCGGTGACCTCGTCCGTCGCGATGAGCGGGCTCGCGGCGTCGTTCGTGATCTCCTTGATCAGCGCCACGAACCCCAGCGTGTTCCCCGCCGACAGCGCGGGCCACACCTCGTCGTCGAAGTCGAACTCGACCTCGTTGTCCGTGTCGTCGATGGTGAAGCCCGGGTTGTCGATGGCGCGGCGACCCGCGCCGGCGAACCCGCCCGTGTACCCGGTCGCGTCGCACTCCTGCGCCGCGATGGCCGTGCCCACGAAGTCCTCGTCGGGGTTGTCCGTGTACGCCGTCTTGACGAGCATGAGCTTCAACCCGTCGTTCACGAGGTCCAGCGCCTGCGTGAGGATCAGGTTCTTCGAGTGCTGGTGGACGCTGCCGGCCATCTCTCACTTCCTCCGATGCCCGGGCAGGTGCGCCCGGATGGACTCGCGTACGTTGTCGGGAAGCCCCGCGAGCAGGTCCGCGACGCCGCCAGGCTGCGCCGGGGGCTCGGGCAACTGTTCGCCGAGCGTGACCTCGAAGCTGGTCTGCGCGCGCAGCCCGTCCCGCCACGTCCGCTGCGCCTCCTGCGTGGTCAGGTAGCCCCGCGTCTCGGCCTGCGCCAGCGTCGCCGTGAACTGCGCCAGGATCCCCATGTCCCGCTGCGCGTCCCGCGTGGAGATCGACGCCATCGTGACGGTGAACCCCTCCGGCGCGTCGGCGCGGACCCGCCCGGACCGCTTGCCCAGCCACACGAGGTAGCGGACAAGCTCCGTGACGTGGTGCTGCAGCTCCGCCTGCAGGCTCACGAGGGTGCGGTGGATCGGGCTGCCCTGCTCCACCGCCGTCGCGCGGTTCGTGTCGCCGCCCGAGCTGAACCACATGCGCGGGATGCCCTCGCTCCCGAGCACGAAGTCCAGCGCCATCTCGTACAGCGCCTGCTGGTCCAGCACCTTGAGGTCCGGCGCGAATACCTTCGGCTCGAACTTCCGGGCCTCGCTCGAGACGAACGCCTCGCCGGGCTCCGCGTTCCGCAGGAACCGCAGCGCCTCGTCCTCGAACTCTTCGTCCGTCTCGTCGTCGCCCGTCGCCTGGTAGGTGCCGTGCACCCAGAAGCGGTTCAGGTACTCGCCCTTCCGCGCGTTGGAATCCACCACGTCGTCCACGAGCTGGACCTTCTCGAGGATGCGCAGCAGCTTCGGCGTGCCCCGGCCGGCCATCCGGCTCACCGACCAGTAGGCGATGGCCGTCATGGTGCCCGTCATCGCGGGCTGGCCGTTCACGAGGGCCGCGTCCTGCATGGGCGCGACGCCCGGGGCCGCGACGGGATACCACTGCTTCAGCCCCTTGCCGAGGTCGATCAGGAACTCCGTCACCCGGTCCGGGTTGCGCGAGTCCGTCTTGATGCCGCGGACCTGGTCCACCTCGAAGCGGCCGAGCCGCACCACGCCCGTCGGGATGGCCGAGCCGCCCTCCATCGGGTTGCGACGGTCCGTCTCGACGGTCAGCAGGTACTCGCCCTCGTTGAGCGTGTCCCGCCACCGGTCCCAGAGGCCCTCCTCCCAGACGTTCCGCCGGTCCCCGAGCACGCGCTGGACGTGGGCCTCCACCTCGGCGTCCTCGAAGCCGCCCACGACGACGCCGTCGCCGAGGGTGTGCTCGACCAGCTTGTTGACGAGCGAGCCGTAGACGCCGTTGCGCTTCAGGTTTCGCCTGGCGAACCGGACCGCGGCGACGCGCTCCGTGTCGGTGAGGCCCCGCGCCGAGGAGCCGACGCCGCCGAGAAGGAGGCGGCCCTGGTAGCCCGGGCCGTCGCGGCGGAACTCCTCGGCCTGCGACGCCGCGGAGGCCCGGTGCCGGAACACCTTGGGCCGGGGCGCGTCGAGCGGCAGGGCGAGCTGGCGGGTCACGCCGCCGAGGGTCGGGGCGCGGCCGGGCTACTCAAGGGGCGACGCGATGCCGTTCCCACACCTTCACGCGCGGGAACGGCCTCCGGCGACCCCGCCCCGAAGCCTCCGGCGCCGCCTTCACGCTCGACCGGTGCCGCGCCGGACCGGCACCCATGCCGTGCTCCGCCGCCCCGGCCAGCGCGTCCAGCAGGTCGTCGTGCGCCCCCAGCGGGAAGACGATGGCCTCCTCGCAGAGCGCCCGGTGGGCCTCCCGGTTCACCCGGAGCAGCTTCCCCCGTAGCCGCGGCTCCACCTCCTCCTCGATCCGGAACACCTTTTTGCGCCTCGGCTGCACCCGCTTCGGAACCACGTAGACGCCCCGGCGCACCAGCGCGTCCTGGACGAGCTGGGGCATCGCGCCGTCCGCCACCGCCTCGACGTAGAGCACCTGGACGCCCCACACCTGCACGCGCTCCGCGCACCAGTCCGCCTGCTGCGACGACGTGCCCCGCATCCGATCCGAGCACGCCACGTCCCAGCACGGCTCCGCCGGGTGCTTGCCAAGCATCACCATGGCGCACCAGTCAGGGTCGCCCCGCTTCGCCTTCTTCGCGTCGCCCGCCGGGTCGAGGTACGCCACCCGGCGGTGGTACCGCCCGGGCTGCAGCGGCGCCGGGCCGGTGAACAGCGACTCGTCGAACTTCCGCTCCTTCCCGCTCAGCGGGTAGTTGCCGAGGCCCCGCGCCGCCGCGACCGTGTTCATGCTGCCGGCCATCAGGGCGAGCTCGCGCGCACCGATGAAGTTGGCGAGCGGACCCTCCTGCACGAGCCGGCCGTAGGCGTGGAGCTCGTACCGGAGCTCCTCGTACGGCTCAAGCGCCCGCACGATCAGCCACGCCCAGCCCGAATCCGCGCGCCCCTGCACCCGCGCCGCGATGTCGTCGTTGTGGTACGCCGTCTGGATCCACACCACCCGCGACGGCTTGCTCCCGGCCCGGATCGGCCGGGACATCCACGTGCTCTCGAAGTGCTCCGCCACCTTGTCGCGGTCCGCGCTGAACGCGTTGCGCTGG